GATACGGGTAGTTTTTTAAATTTACCTTATCATGGAGGAGACAAAACAACACGATACGCATTTAAAGATAATGGTGAAGCAGCGAATTTAAAAGAATTTATAGAACTTCATGCTAAATATAAGTTAACAAAAAATAAATTTGAAAATTTAAAGATCGAAGATCAAAAAGAACAGAATATAAAAGACGGTCCTCCTTGTCTGCAAACACTATGCAAAGAAGGCTTTCCCGAAGGGACAAGAAATAATGGTCTATACAACATCGGAGTTTATCTTAAAAAAGCAAATCCAGATACATGGCAAACAGATTTAAGTACGTACAACACAAGATTCATGAAGCCTCCCTTAAGTCCTCAGCAAGTTATGACAACCATTAGCTCACTTAATAAAAAAGACTATCAATACAAATGCAAAGATCAACCCATCTGTAATTACTGTGATTCTACAACTTGTAAGACAAGAAAGTTTGGAATTAGTAGTGGAACTTTAATGCCGGATATCTCTAACCTTAGAATTTTTACATCAGATCCACCTATTTGGTTTGTTAATGTTGGCGGCAAAACAGCCGAAGTTGATACTAAGACATTAAGAAACTTCGATCTATTTGACGAAGCCTGCATGGAACAAATGAGGACCAAGCTTCCTAATGTTTCCAAGCCGGTATGGGGAAAAGTGATTAGTACTTTAATGAGCAATGTTGAAGAAATAAAAGCTCCAGAAAGTTTAACGTTCAAAAAACAGCTCGAAGAGCATCTAGAAAATTTTACAACGGATCGAGCGGCGGGGAAACAGAAGACAGACATTAATAGAGGGGTATCCTGGACCGATGAAGGAAAATCTTATTTTAAATTTAAAGATTTTTGGAATTATCTGCAAAGAACACGTTCTTGGACTACAGAAAGAAATAAAACTTTACATAAAATAGAAGAATTATTTAAAGCTAAAATAGATCATAAATTAAGCATTTCTGGAAAAACAGTTAATGTCGTAGCTATTGATGCTTTTACAGTAAACAACAATCACGATGAACCTCCTCCAATAGAAAGGCCGCCCTTCCTCAAATGATAAAAAGAATTATTATGCCCGGACCTCCAGGAACAGGAAAAACTTACAGACTAGTTAATACTTATTTAAAGGAAGAAGTTGAAAAATATAAAACGCCTTTAAAACGAATAGGTTTTTTTACTTTTAGTAAAAACGCTACCAAAATTTCAGTCAATAGAGCGACAAAACTGTTTGATAAAATAGATTATGATGAGGATTTAAAATACTTCTCTACCTTGCATGCTCTAGGCAAAAGAGAATGCGGAATAGATACAAAAACTCAACTTTTAAAAGGAACAAAGTGGGACGGTTTTAAGAATTACGTAGGTGGAGTTGCTGGCAAATTAAATTTTGAAACTTATGCGACCGAGGACGGCTCAATGGTCTATGGAAATGATTATATTAAGCTTATAAATCTATCACGATACAGACAAATATCTCTAGAAAACCAGTATGCGCTGCAAGAGCATATTCAGGATATTAGTTATTTCACTTTAGAGTATCTGAACAATCGTTTAATCTATTATAAAAAAGCAAACGGGATGTTTGAATTCGTAGACATGATTTCTAGATTCATTGAAAAGAAAAAATGTCCACAATTTGACGCTGTCTTTTTGGATGAAGCGCAAGACTTAAATAATCTTCAATGGAAAATGTTTCATTATATTGAATCTAATGCCAAACGATCATATATCGCAGGAGACGACGATCAAGCGATTATGGGTTTTCAAGGCGCTAATCCAACACATTTCATAAGACTTCATAATGATGAAAATACAACGATAGACAAATCTCTAGTTAAATCCAGAAGAGTTCCAAGACAAGTATTAATACTGGCAAAACAAATTTTAGATAAAATTCCTTTAAACGAAAGAGTTCCCAAGCAATGGAAGCCAAGAGATTTTGAAGGAACGGTAAACTGGGTATCTAATTTTGAACAAATTGATTACAGCAAAGGCAAATGGATGCTTATGACTCGAACCAATAAAATGCTGGAACCTCTGAAAGATTTTTTTGAAGATAAAGGATATTACTACGCAAGTAAAAAAGGAAATAATCTAGTTAATAAGGATCTATTGCAAGCTATTGATACTTGGAAAAAATTGAATACCCATCAGCTTATTCCTGCAAAATTAGCACAAAAAATATATGCTTTTATGACCGTTAAAGGCGGCAGTGTTAGAAGAAATTTTGGCAACGGCAGTTCTTTAAAAAATGTTATAGAAGATTTAGTTAATATTGAAGACCTAAGAAACGAGCACGGTCTGCTAGCGGCGGGCGGCTGGGAACGAGCACTAGATAAAATCAATGATAAGAAAAGAAATTTCATAATAGCTATGGAAAAAAACGGAGAAGATATTTCTCCAATGGTAGAGCCTCGAATTAAACTGTCCACCATTCATGGAGCAAAAGGCGACGAGCGGCAAAATACTGTCTTAATGCTAGACATCGACTATAACAGCTTCACTGCCTATCAAAAAAATCCTAATCCTGAGCATCGATTATTTTTTGTTGGAATTACAAGAACAGTAGAAAATTTATATTTAGTTAATCCTGTAGGAGCGTACGGATATCAAATATGAAAGTAAAAGATTACATTAAAAAGATGGAATACTTGAACAGAACAAGGCCAAAAAGTTCTTACGATAGACAAATTGGCGGAACACACTACCGCAAAATGAAAATTCAACCAAGTAAATTTGTAATAGAGAATAAATTACTTTTTCCAGAAGGAAATGTTATTAAATATATTTGTCGACATCCATACAAAGGAGGAAAAGAAGATTTAGAAAAAGCTAAGCACTTTATTGATATGATTATCGAGAGAGATTACAATGTTTGAAGATCAGGTAGAGTGGCTGTCTCCAGATAGTTTTCCAGATTTAAGCAAATATAAAACAATCTCAATTGATTTAGAAACAAGAGATCCAGATTTAAAATTAAAGGGATCAGGCTCCATTGTAAATAATGGAGAAATTATTGGAATTGCTGTAGCAGTAGATAATTGGTGTAAATACTATCCTTTTGGACATAGGGGCGGGGGCAATCTAGATAAAAAGAAAATTCTTACATGGATTAAAGCTGTTTGTGCAACGAAAGCAACTAAAGTGTTTCACAACGCTATGTACGATGTTTGCTGGCTTCGTTCCTACGGAATCAACATAAATGGGTGTATTAAAGATACTATGGTGATGGCTTCTTTGATTAATGAGAACAGAATGAGTTATACGTTAAATGCTTTAAGCTGGGAATATTTAAGAAAGAAAAAAGATGAGTCTATTCTAAACGAGGCCGCAAAAAGCTGGGGAATTGATCCAAAAGCTGAATTATATAAACTTCCCGCGATGAAAGTAGGAAAGTATGCTGAAAAGGACGCCGCACTTACACTGGAATTGTTTAAAAGATTAACTTCAAAAATAGAAGAAGAAGACTTGAAAGAAATATGCGACCTAGAAACTGAATTGTTTCCTTGTCTTGTTGATATGCGATTTAAAGGCGTTCGCGTGAACGTTCAAAAAGCTCACAAACTGAAGCAACAATTAGCATCAGAAGAAAAGCAACTCCTGCTAGAAATAAAAAAAGAAACAGGCATAGATATCCAAATATGGGCAGCACGATCAATCGCCAAAGTTTTTGACAAACTGAATCTATCTTACAAAAAAACTTTAATAACGGAATCACCTAGTTTTACTAAAAACTTTCTTGCCACATGTTCTCATCCTTTAATTAAGAAAATATCAAGAACCAGAGAAATTAACAAGGCACATACTACATTCATAGATACTATTATAAAATATGAACACGGAGGACGTATACATGCAGATATTAATCAAATAAGATCTGATCAAGGTGGTACAGTCACTGGAAGATTTTCTTACAGTAATCCAAATTTACAACAAATTCCAGCCAGAAATAAAGAACTAGGCCCACTTATTAGAAGTTTATTCCTCCCTGAGAATGAATGTAAATGGGGCTGTTTTGACTATAATCAGCAAGAGCCAAGACTTGTTGCACATTTTGCAGCAATTACCCCAAATGTAAAAGAGAATCCATCAGTCAAAGAAATTATAGATAACTATTCCAAAAATGACATAGATTTTCATAGAGTAGTAGCAGAAATGGCTGGCATAAGTCGAACTCAAGCAAAAACAATTAATCTTGGGCTGTTCTACGGAATGGGCAAAAACAAACTGCAAGCAGAATTAGGTTTGAGCTCTCCGCAAGAAGCTGAAATATTATTTGACCAATATCATGACAGAGTTCCTTTCGTTAAAGATCTTATGGAAGAAGTATCTAAAGGAGCTTCTGAAGAAGGAGAAATTAGAACTTTGCTAAGAAGAGGATGCAGATTTGACAAATGGGAGCCAACAAATAAACGATGGAATCGAAAAACAATGCAGTTTGAAGTTCCAAAAAAAATAAAAAACGAAGAAGAATCTAAAAAAGCCAAAGAGTCGGTTTATGATGTGATATATGTACCGGTCCCAATTCTATCTGAAGAAGAAGCAAACTTTCGTTATAAAGCATATCTAGCAGATTTGAAGAAGGGTTTTGAGGGAATAACTTTTAAAGAAATGTTTAGAAGAGCTTTCACATACAAGGCTTTAAATAAATTGATACAAGGATCTGCAGCGGATATGACTAAAAAATCAATGCTGGATCTATATAAAGAGGGTATTGTAGCCCATATACAGATTCACGATGAGTTGGATATTTCTGTGAAATCTGATAAAGAAGCTAAACGAATAGTTGAAATAATGGAAGCTTCGGTTGACCTGAAAGTACCTAACAAGGTAGACTATAAATCAGGTAAAACTTGGGGCGATATTTATAATTAGGAGAAAACTATGGAAAATGTGAAAAAAGCATGGGCTTATATAGTAGCACATAAAAAAATTGCTATTGTTGTAGCTGTCATTGCTGTAATAATTATCTTATCATAATAGGAATTTATGTTGAATGGCATATTTAAACGCGAATATTCCTGTGACTTACGCACAGATCAGGAGAGAGTATCTCTATGATCTTAAGGAACATCATGGCGAAGCTGAAGACTGCATCCTTTTCGCGCTGGCTAGTATCACTGGTCGTCCGATTTTATTCCATGCCATTATGGAAAACGGTGCAATCTTTTACCGTTTACCCATCTCTGCATTTATACAAAAAGGATATAATGTCAAAGAAGTTCCTAGGATGCGACTTGATGAGTTGGAGCTGTGGAATTGCTTTAGTTACTATCCTAGCGTTACTTCTTTTGACATCCTTGACGGTCAATCCGGTAAATTCATAGGAAAGGATAAGAGATGGTACGCAGGAGCCTATCTTTTTACAGTTGACTGGGCCCACCCAGAGAGTAATATTGTCGATACTGATCATTCAGAGATCCCGCAAGAACATAAGTGCGCACACATACTTGCTTTGGAGAATGGCAACTATGCGGCTCAGCCAAACAATAGATTAATATGGAGTATTCCATCCTTTACTGTGAGAGATGAAATACCTTATGACTGGAAGACCCAAAGCAGTGAATGGAACGTGGAAGATGATCGCAAATGGAAAACAGAAGATTCGGATAGATTCTTCTATAACATAGAGGAGACCAAAAATGATTAAAAAATGGTGGAAAAAATTTATGGACTGGTTCTTTAAGGGCTTCTATGACTGAAGTTAAATGCAAAAATTGTGGCTGCATTTGTCACTGTTCTTTACAGGAACATTCTGATATGTATGGAGTGTGTTCTTGTCAAGCCTGCGCGTGTGACAAAGAGGTAGTGCAAGATGACACACAGGAGTGTGAAACGTGCCAATAGATGAAACAAAATGTTGCAATACGCATACCAAAGAAAAAGAAAAATCAGGTACGTGTTGTCAAACAAGAGAAAAAGACAACGCAGAAGCGTTGACGTATGAGGATGAAGCTAAAAGGAGCAACAATGAATAAATTATTCTTGGTGTTAGCCCTATTATTTGCCTTGAGCGCCTGCTCGGTAGGCAAAAAATGTACCTATACACAGGATGGAACGAAGATTTCATCGTGGGTGTGGTTCTATGGCGACAAACCAATCGATTTAGATAAAAACAACTGTAATTAAGGAGTTTATGGATTTTGATGAAGTACTTGTATTCATTTTTAATACTGACACTATTGGTGTGTTCAACAAAAGCTATAGCAGGATCCACCCAGTCTAATGTTTCTGGGTCTAATACCGCCATTGAAGGCGGATATGAATCTAGTACAACCTATCAATCAGGAAGTGAATCAACTTCAACAACAACCAATACAACCACTTCTAATATAAGATCGTCCCCTCCTACTGCCGGCGCACCTTCCTATAACTCCATGACTCAAGATGTATGCGCTGTTGGCGCATCCGCAGGAATACAGACTTTTGGAGTAGGCATATCTGGAGGTAAACACTTCATTGATAAGAATTGTGAACGTCTTAAACTAGCTCGAATTTTAAATGACTTTGGTATGAAAGTTGCAGCAGTTGCAATTTTATGCCAAGATGAAAGAGTCTTTGAAAGCATGATTCAGGCAGGAACTCCGTGTCCGATTGACGGTAAAATTGGAAAAGATGCATTAGCACTTTGGACTAAGTATGATTTTGAAAGACCGGACTATAAGGCCTACGTTAAACGCATGGAAAAAAGAAAAGAAGTAGAACCTATTGTAAGTTTACCACAAGACAAATCGACAGATAAAAAGGTTCAATGGAAAGATCCAAAATAAAAGCCGTCGCTGTAATCTTTTTCAGTAGCTATCTACTAGCAAGTTGCTTTGCTACTGCCGTTAGAGCAGAAGATGTAGTCACAGGAAATATTTTACCTAATGCTGGCAACTCCGTCAGTTCATACAATAGCGGAACTACTCCAGTCATATCCGATAATACTTCAAATACGACGATGAGTAACAACACGACGTTGGATGGCTTTGCCATTACCTGCGATACAGCCAATGGCCAGAACGGCGGATGTGGTGCATTTTTCACCTACGATAAAGCGGTTGAAGCGGCGCACGATTTAAAAATTACTTCTACAGCAACCTTAGTAGGCATCGCCGGCACCGGTCAAACGTCTAGTAATACCATTACTTCTACAGCCGACAAACTCGATAATGGAATTACGCTAGACAGCACCATCGACATGCAAAACTGTGAATGGTCAGGTTCCGCATTTGCCTGCGGTGACAGTACCGGCGCAGCGGATAGCTATACCGTTAAAATCCGGATACTGGATAGTAGCGACGAGGAGCTAGCGGCTGTTACTCAAACAAGAACAAATGATGCAGGCTATTATGCCAACTCAGAAACTTTTACCAATCAATTAATTTATACGGGCAGAGGAGCCAGTAAATACGAATGGTCCTGGAATGGAGTTGATGGCTCAGGTTCAACGTCGACCCATGCTAATCAACGGGGACCTAACTTATTGGGGGCAAAACTATTAATGACTTTTGATAGTGAAGACTATGTTACAATATCAACTGAATCACAAACCGCTCTTACAAGTGTAGAAACAACTTTTGCAGAATTAGCAGAAACTTTTGCTGAAGCAGTCAGTATTCTTACAGAGGACCCTGTAACATTCTCTATGGAAATAGAAGAAGAAGCTTCTTTTGAAGAGACTTTTTCTTTTGAAGAAGAAGTATTTGAAGAACCTATAATGGAAGAAGAATCGATGGAGGAGGAAATTTATGAAGAAGCAGAAGAGGTCGAAACTTCTTTTGTACCAACAACTTCTGAAGAAGAGGAGGTGGTTTCGGAGGAAGAAGAATCGTTTGAAGAATCCACTATGGAACCAACCCAGGAAGAAGAAACTGTTGCAGGGGAAGAAGAACAAGTTGAAGAAGAGTCCACAGAAGTGGTAGAAGAAACAAATGAAGAAGCGGAAGAAGAAACACAAGAAGAGGAATCCTCTAGCGAAACTGCTACAGCATCCACTGTTTCATCAAAGAAAAGTGCCAAACAAAAAAAGGTACGATCGAAAAAATCCCTCGTGGAAAATATGGAGCGAATGATGGATAAGGTTGACGAAGATGTTAAAGACATCGCTAAAAATCTAGCTCTTAAAAATATCATAAAAATAAAAGCTATGGCTAGCGAACAAGCGTCATTAGATTTGTATAGAAATGCAATATTTTATAAGCCAAAAGACATCTATTTAGAGCAATTAAATATCTTTGATCCTAGGCAAATTTACGATAAGATCAACCTAGCGAGCTATATCAAAACTGATAAAGTAGCAATCAAGGCGAACGCCTTGCACGAGATCAATCTCAAAAAACAAAGGCTGTTAATAGAATTGGAGCAATTAAAAAATGGGAAAATTTAAGTTAAAAGACCAACTGGCAGGTATTGCTGCGCTGCTAGCAGCTATCGTGGCTATCGGTGGTGGATTTGTGAAGTACGGTGAAATTATGACCAAACTCGATGTACTTTCCGAACAAACTGGACCTGATCTTACGCCTCTTGCAAAACAAATTGGTGAAGCTAAAAAAGGTGTTAAAGATAATCAGAAGACAATTACAATTAACACAGAAGATATGCTGGAAAACTCTGGTGAAATTAAAGTTTTACAAAAGGAAATAGAATTACTTAAACTTCAAATAGAAGAAATAAAAGTAAGTACATCTAATCCACTGAGTCAATAATGAATGATAAACTTATAACCGCGCTTTTAGCCGTGCTCTTGGCTCTCGGTGGATGGACGCTCAGCCGTACATTTTCATTGTCCCAAGATATGGTTTTAATCAAGGAGCAAGTTTCTAATATTGAGCAAGATATCAAACACGCTAAGAAAAAACTTCGAAAAAAGAAGAAAAAGAACAATTAAACTCATGCGCTACTTCATGGTTGGTTGTTTTTTGCTACTTTGCTTTGCTATGTTTTCTGGATGTGAAAACGTAAGACATAAGGTTGGTGTTTCGGCTAAACCTTTTGCAACAGATGGTAAATTTGAAGATAGTGCCAAGATAAATTACACCATCATTTTTGGAAAGGTGCGCCCCAAAGAAGACGATGATTAATTTTCCTTATGAAATCCACTTAATGATTATGTTTATTTTTATTGCGTTGTACCTAGTTATGGAGATAATTTTTTAATGAAAAAAATAAGTAAAACAACCAAAATAGTTATACTCGCTGTCTTCCTCATACTGTTTGGACTAACTCTTATTTATGGCTAAAGCTGATTATCAGGAAATTATTGCCGAATACAAAGAGCAAGTACGAGTTCTCAAAGAGCAGGTCAATGAACTCACCGATGCCTGCAAAGCTAAAGATTCTGCTTTAAAAAGAGCCTTACAAAAGCTAGAGTACACAACGGATGATTTAGACAAGATGCAGGAGAAAAATGAAGCTGAGTAAGAATTTCAGTCTAGCCGAGCTCACAAAAAGCCAGACAGCGACTAGAAAGGGCATTGATAACACCCCTAGTCCTACCCACCAGAACAACCTGAAATTGCTCTGTACGCACGTCCTACAGCCAGTTAGAGACCACTTTTCTCGTGTAGTTAGTGTTTCCAGCGGATATCGCTCTGAGGAGCTCTGCCTTGCCATCGGCTCAAAAACGACGAGTCAACATGCAAAAGGCCAGGCGGCGGACTTTGAAATCTTTGGAATCCCGAATAAAGAACTAAGCGACTGGATCAATGAAGACTTGGACTATGATCAACTGATTCTAGAGTACTGGAAAAAAGAAGATCCCAATAGTGGCTGGGTCCATTGCAGTTTTAATCTTGAAAAAAATAGAAAACAATATTTGAAAGCCTACAAAGAAAACGGTAAGACAAAGTATGAGCAAATTTTTAAAAACAACTAGATTAAAAATTAATCCTGAAATTGCACCGGGAATATGCCCCTACTGTGAAGAAACTTCTACTTTTGTCTCTGTGTTCAACGAGCGCTACAGGTGCATGAACTGCGGCTTTGACGTCGAACAGAAAATAAATGGAGCCATAAGATATCTGCCTATAGGTAGCGAGATACACCTAGGACATGAGTCAAAGGAAAACTAAGCTCCAATACGGCTATAAACACATCAAAAAGACCCACAGAAAACGCCCTGGGAGGCATTCTAAGCGCTTTTCCAAGCGTGTCCCTAGTAGGAAGCGCACTCGCGGACAGGGAAAATAATTTTTATTAGCGCTTGACATAAGTCCTACAAAAACCTATATATACAGTGTATGAGATATGAATACACGGTCACTAAAGAAGGCGGAGAAGCTGAAATTATGCGCGAAATGAGTTGGAAGAAACTGTTTAAAAGTCTCTTGCTCAAATACCCTAAATTTAGTGGCTGGTGTACTTATATTAATAAAAAAGGACACGTCCAAATCAGAAGCTTTAATCATGGAAAAGAAATTAAAAATCTTTAAACGTCCAACGCACTGTGTCCTCTGCGGATGTACACCTAAACCTGATGAATGGTCAATTGTGGCAGAAAATTGTTGCTTTGATTGCGCATGAAAATCATCATGATTCTAGCAACGGG